TGATCGTGTCCCACATACGGACCTGGAACATCACATCAACAAAGTTTACCTTGGCATCATATGCCATCGTCAATGCCAACTCAATCAGTTTCATCTTGTCTTCCATACGGTCAACAAGTTCCACGTCAACAATGTTGTAGTCTACAAACTTCTTCCAGTTACCTGTATAGAACTCTTTGAAAGTATCGAACTCACTGTGATCCAGTTTCTTCTGACCAAGTTCAACCTCTGCAATGTAATCCAGTCGATATGACTCTTGGTTTGTATAAGTAAACTTCTTATAGAGTTCAAGATAGTCCAGTGTGGTGACACCAGCAATGTCGAAAGTATTGAACTCACGACCCATGATTGTGATACTTTCTTGACTGATGATACCCCAAGGAGACAGAAGTTTCATCTTCTTCTGACCCATGATTCGATCAATACGACCACAAAGATATGGGATATCATATAGACGACAGTTCCAACCAGTCACAACCTCTGGAGGATTCTGACTCCAGTGATAGAGGAATGAGTTGATCATTGCGATCTCATCCTCAAAATAGTGATAGGTTACGTTATCTTGTGTAGGAGTGTAAGGTTTCCTACCCCAGGTATTAATCTCTTTAGTCGCATAGTCTTGAATGGAGATGGTCAACAACTCCTCAGAACAAGACTCTGGATCAGGGAAACCCTGTTCAGATTTAACCTCGATGTCGATCGTTACAAGATTAATCTTCTTGATATCAAACTTGATCTCATCTTCAGGATATTTGTCAGAGATGTACTGGAAAACATAACGGTCATTACCGTAAATCTTGAATCCATCTACATCATCATACTTTTTGTAAAATTCTCTACAATCTCTTACCGTGCCTGGTTGAATGGGTTCTACATTTTCACCTTCAAGTGTTTTATACTTCGTTTCCCTATTTGATTTGACAAACAAAGTGGGAGAGTATTCTTCTTTGAAGATGACACTTCTCCCATTTTCATATCCACGAACCAGAAAGTTGTTACCAACGACCTGGACATTAGTATAAAATCGCATTACTTAACCAGGTCTTCGTACTTCTCAGTCAGTTTACTATTCGGGTCTACAAGAGTCAAGATCTTATCTGAGTGAATCATGAAGGTGTTTTGTTTTGTAATGTCAACCAACCAAGGGGATAGAGTCCCATCGTCTGCAAGGACAAATGGTTCAATCAACTTACAATCTGGATCACCAAGTTCACCACTAACTTCTTCAATCTGCGTTAGTAGTTTCTGATTGTTCGGCAGGATCAGAATTTTGAGGGGTTTCATACTTTTCAATTCCATCTTTGTACATATTCACAAGTTGATCAACTGGTTCAGTAATTGTAACCACCCAATCAGCAACTACAGGGATCATATTCTCTTTGCTCAGTGGCAAGTAAGGAAGTAGTTGAATCTTTGATGGGAGTCGAGTTGATCCGTTGGTATCCTGAATATCAGCAATCAGTTTGACTCGACAAGGGTATTTGAGGTAATAACCTACGACCTTCTCATCAACGATCATTTCCTGAACGTCTGCAATTACATCTTCAGTGGATTTCAGTGTTAAAAGTTTTACACTCATTTTTTTACAGTTTTTCCTAAAAAAATTATACCAATAAAAAAGAGGGGTGTCAACTGGATTTGGCCAGTTACCCCTCCGTCAGCGGCGACGATACCTTATTTAGAAACCAGTAGGTAAGTCTTTATATACTCGAGCGGGACTAACTTTTTGATTTATGAATGTTTCATTTTGATTATAAAAACGATCCTCATAAGTTCCTAGATCAGTTATCCACCCAAATATAGTTTCTTCTGTAAGATCCCCATATGGTACCCAACCATCAGAAGTTGATGATCTATCTGTAGTATCGAGATTAAATGCGTGTATTGTATCTTCAATTATTCCAGAACTATGAACGGATAAGAATCTAACAATTACCTCAGATACTACGTCTTGATCACCCGAATTATTAACTTTAAGTTCCGTAATGGATTTAGAATTAGTTATCGACATGTTTGATTATAAGTGATATCAATATTTAGAGATAGTCTTTACGTTGATGATGTTCTGGGATTACTTTCGTCAGAGTAATCGTAAGAAGTCCGTCTTCAAATGAGACATTAGATACTTCAGTATCTTCAGCAAGGGTCCAGGCTCTCTCAAAGTCTCTTGTAGCCAATCCTTTGTGAACAAATACCCTTTCATCATCAGGTGATTTTTTCTCTCCCTTAACAAAGAGTTTTCCATACTCTGTATAGGCATGGACATCTTCTTTCTTAAACCCTGCTAATGCAATTTCAAGTTGAGTTACAGCATCGTTTACCTGGATAACATTATAGGGAGGATAATTGTTTACAGATGTATTAAAAACTCTGTCAAAATATTCATCCATTCCGATCGAGTTCTTTGCAATACGATCCATTAGCTGATCCAAATTGGCAGCATTATACTTTGCTAGTGTCATGAGACTTCTCCTTCTAAAGCGAGAGTGTGTTGTGTGGTCCCCGAAGGCAACCGTTGGCGTAAAAGGGGGTTCCGTAGAACCCGAACCTCTTACATACTAATTATAACAGATACTAAAAAAGATGATGTAGTGATAACTACACTTTATTGTACTGAATACCGTCTAATAAATTAATCTCATCAATCAAATATTCAAGTTTACTCAAAAAATATCTAACTTCCCGATCGGTATATGATTTAGTGTTTAAAAACAAATCCATAACATCTTCTAAATGACTGGAATAGTAAGGATATTCTTCTACAATACTAGTATAACAATAGTAAATGTCTCTACTATAGCAATCATTTTTTAATAATAGTTCAAAAGAATATTGACGAAAGAATAATTTACATACATTTTTTATCATTCTATTTCTTAAATCGCCTTCAAAAGTGGTTTCCTTATAAAAAAAGTCTTTAAGGTGTAAAAGTCTTTCATAACAAACCTCTTTTTTATTTGCTATTTCAATATTTTTAATATCATTTAAAATTTCTCTAGTCAAATGTGATACAGATAAATCTAAACCTTCGCCGTATATTTTTTTTGATTGGAATCTATGGGCGTGATCATCCATGAAAGATTTTTCAGAATGTAGATTGATATCAATCTCAATACACCTTCCAATCATTTCATAGATTTTATGTTCAATAATTCTTTTTTCATCACTGAATACTAATTCATTTGTATTCGGCAAGTATGGATTCATTATTAAACACTTATGTTTTTTTGTCCCATAAAAATCAAAATAGTCGGTATTATCATAGACAAATTCCATATCTAAATCTACAACCGTATCATCAATTATTTTTTTATGACCCAGAGATCCCCTAAGATAGACAGACTTTGGTTCATAATTAACTATCGAATAAACATAATCAATGATACAAGAAAGAACACCATTAGATTCAAACTCTGTCTCAGCTTTCTTTAAGCATACAATTCTATCTTTAGAATTTAATTTATGAAGTTTTCCAAGTTTTTTTAATTTCATCGATAAAATTATATAAAAAAAGACGGTGTATTACGCCGTCTTATAGGGGTTTCCGACATTCGTAGAGTCTGCACGAAAGACTCAAAGATATTTATCAACAATCCTCCACTTGAATCAGTCTGTGAGCCTTTCGAAGAGTTTCGTGAGTTGTGTTGTTCAACTGAGGAATAACACCCAGAAGCTTCCAAGGTCGTTTACCAGGAGGTTCAATTTTTATGTTGATACCAGCAGCAGATGCAGTGCGATTCACAATCTCAAAACACTCTTTGTATCGCATCTCAATAAATGACATGAAGTCTTCATATCTACTTTTGATTCTAGAAGGAATCTTGTCCGTGGTATACAATACGACATAACAATCTTCAGGAACATTTTTTGAAATTTTCGTCCAAAGACGACCACGGTTTGTTTCACCAGAAGAATAAACATGGACTTTCTTGCCATTGACACAATCACCATTAAAGTAAGCATCTTCAGGGAGGTCAGGACTCTTGTTCAAATAGGCCAAAACGTCATCACGACTAGGATTCCATACTGCACGTTGTCCCCCTTTAACAGCATCAAAGATATTATCTACAAGGTCAGAAACTTGATCTTGTTTGATGAAACGTAATGCTTCAAATTCTTTGAGGAGTAAATATGAGATTGCAGTTTTATCGTGTTTAATACCACCGTTAGTAATAGCAGCAACAGCAGCTTCAAACAAATCACCTTCTTTAGTGGGACGACTGATGAGGTCATCATTACCAATTAGAGCTTCAGAGAGGTTCTGAACGTAAGCAACTGACGGATCTGAATCAGGATAGGAAAAAACTGCGACTGGAATGAACGTACATCCTGAAAGTATTGCAGCACGGATGCGAGTGCGTCCATCTTTAGTATTGAAGGATGTATCAACGATAGGGGGAAAAGGATCGTAACTCCAACCCTTCATTTCATATGAATATGCAATATCCTTATCTACATTATCTCTATTACCATCCTTACGAATGGCCATGTTATTCAGTTCTTCACAAACGATATCACCACCAAACTTTTTTAGATCAAGAAAAGCAAACTGAATGAACTTCCCTCGTTTGGAGTGACTCTGAATTTCTTTGTCAGACCACCGACCTTCATACTTAGTCAGATCGATATCTTGTTTTTGGGGACCAAATCCCTTTCTCACTGTAATAGTCATGTGTTTATTCTGCTAGATAGCAACTTTAATGAAGTCTGTCCGCTGTAAGCGATTGCTTCGATTTAATCATAACACAAAAAAAGAACCCGTCAACTGACGGGTTCTAGAGGAGTCATGATTCTTCTTCGGTCTTCCCTCTCTTACCGATGTTGTATTTCTGCTCCAGAGTCCAATCCTGTTTGTCTTTGTAGGACAGAACCTTGATCTGATTCAGAGGTGCGATATCAATAATCGAATCTTCGTTCAGGAT